CCGCCGCCTTGCGTCAGCATCAGCAACAAAAACACACCGCCGATCATCAACAGCGGCATCAGGTTGCCCCCGGTGAACAGGCCCGTGAAGATGTCCAAGATCCCCTTGGGTTTCGGCTCCGTTTCCTCTTTCAAGTATTCGGCAGTCTTAGCGATCCCAGCCTCTGCCAGGGCCTTGGCCCCTTCCGTGTTGCCGGCCAGCAACGCCAGCCGAATACGTTCCGCATAGCCGCTCATCACTTGGGAACTTGCCGGCGCCGGCGCCGGGAAGATCATCTTGAGCAAGAAGAAGCCCACGGTCAGCAACAGGACCATTGTGGGATTGTCCTTGAACATGTCCATCAGCATCTTCAGCAAGGCGTCAAGGTCCATCGGTCGATTCTCCTAAACAGGTTGGAGGTGGTTTCTTTGGCGAGCGGGCGGGCGTCAGACCCCCGGTGAAACTACAGCGTGTACAACGGAATCCAGTATTGAACCCCGTTGACTCGCACTTGCAGGCCGCCCGCCGCGGCGCCGCCGTCGCCCGTCACGTCCGCATTGCAGACCATCAACGCCGCCGACTTGTTCCCCACCTGGCCGGCCAACGGTGACACGTGCAACACGTTCGTGAACGCGGCGGCCCCCGTGGCGTTGCCACCGCTGGCCACGCGAATCGCGCCGTGTTCCGTGGGCGGAGCCGTCGTGCCATCCGAATACGGGTTGGCCTCAATGCACGCTACGTGGCCCGTGATGAACGCGGCCGTGCCGAAATGCAGCGTGAACGATCCGGCAGTCCCCAGTCCGGAAACCGCGCCGGAACCGCTGGGAATTAAACTCACGTGCGCCCCGCGAACCGTCCCAGCCGCGGCCGTCAGGGCGGTAAAGGCTCGCATGCACTCCCCACCGCCTGCCGCGCCGACCTCATAACGGAAGTATCCCAGCCGGTTATCCCCGCTGGTTGCCGTTGTCTTGGCCCGGATCTCGATGAAGTTTTTGTTCGCCGTCGCCGTCGCGGCCGGGTTCGCGCTGGTGCCGATCCCGGCCAACAACGCGTTGGCAGCGGCGGCCGGCGTGCCCACGTCGGCATGTCCGAAAGCGGCGACGTAGGACCCGATAGCAGACATCAGCAATTTCGCGGCTTGGCCCGTGCTGGCATCCAGGACGACAACGGCGTCGGCATCGGCGGGAGTCACCGCGGGGAGGTTGCCGGCTTGGGCGATTTCGGCTTTCAGTTCTTTGACCAGTTGCGGTTTGGTTACCATGTCAATCAGTCCTTTCTTGAGGTTTCGGCTTCAAATCGTGCCCACCGGCCCGGCGGGCGCGGTAAACGTTTCCCCGTCATCGCTTCGACCAACAGCTGCTTGATTCGCGGATCCAGCCGCAGTTTTGTGCGGCGGTGACCGGAATCACGCTGGTCCTTGATCGGGTGAAAGTCGTCCGGCTTGTACGGCCACGGCCGGCGGCGTTCGTTTCGGTGGCAGTTGGCCAGCAGCGCCATCAAGGCCGCTGTATGGTCCCACTGCTCTTGTCGTTTGCGGCGTGCCATCCTGCACAGTTGCCGCAACGTGTACGGGTCCGGTGGCAGGCCCACCAGGACCGTCAGTTCGTCAATCAGGTCCCAAGCGTTTGCAGGTTGCTTTTCACGTGCTGCAGCAGCTGCCCGGCGGCGGCGTCTACGGCGCCGTCGTCGCTGGCCAGTTGGTTCAGCTGGCACGCCAGGCGTTGCTCCGTCTTTGTCTGCAGGTCCATCGCCGCTTGAACGATGGCCCGCCGGCCCGGGCGGAAAAAAGCGAGCAGCGCCTCCGTGATCGCTGCCGTGGCGGCTTCCAGGGTTGCATCGTCAACGGAGTCCCAAAACGCTTGTTCGTCGCCAACTTTGTCCGGCCACTCCGGATTGACCAACGCCCACAATAGCTCGCACAGCATCTGCGGGTCATCGGCCAGTTTGACCAGGGGGCTTTGCCGGACGTCGCCGACAGCCAACAGGTCAAGCCCCAACCGATCCTTGATCTTCCGAGCCTTGCCGATCGTCAGCGTCAGACGGATCGTTTCCCCCCGCGTGTTCTTGAACTCCGACATGTTCTGCCTCTTAGCTTTGGCGAGCGGGCGGGCGTTAGCCCCCCGGTGATTCTTCCGTCTGCGGATCCGCCGCCGCGAAAATCGGCGACTCCGCCGGCGGTTGTGGGCCCTCGCCGCCGAAAACAGCGTCTGCCGCGGCCGGCGCCGAAATCAGCGGCTCCGCCGGCGTGTCATGGGATTCCAGCCATTCCGCCACGTCCGTTTCGACCCACACCACGCCCCGCAGTTTCGCCCCTTCAATGTCGTCCGCAGCCTTGGCCAGCCCTCGCAAGCGGCGCTTTACGGCGGCGTCCAACGCGGGTCCGTTGCGACTGGTGGCCAAGGTGCGGTCGACAAGTCGGCAGAATTTGCGGGTTGGTATGGAGCGGAAAGCGGCCATCGTTTTCCCTTGGCGAGCGGGCGGGAGTAAGCCCCCCGGTTTCTGTCACACTTGCGCCGCCGGCAACGTCACAGATTGCGTGGCCGGCCAGTCACATTCCGGTGCTTACGCATCCGGGCTCGCCTACGGAGACGCCGAACTGGACGAATCGTCCCCACTCCACCCGATGAAATCGGGCTCGATGGCAACCCCGTCCTCTTCGTAATCCCCCAGGGCGAATTTCAGGGCCAACGTGACCCCTTCGACCAACGGCTGGTTGATCGGAAAATCCGAGCACTCGACAAACGCCCGGTACCCGAAGGCCCCATCCGCTTCAATCGGCCCGTCGCACACCGCCAACTCAATGTTGGTGTCGTGAACGAACGAATCGAGGAAGGCCAGCAGGTGGGCATCATCGCCGCCCTGGTACACGTAGCCGAATTCGATCGGCCCGTCTTTCAGGCTGCCCTTGTTCCGCTTGTACTTGCTGACCTTGCGGCTCACGTCGGCCATCTGCTTGGTGAGCGCACACGTCACGTCTTGCGCGTCCTTGACTAACGACCAAACCGGCGTGGCTCGGGTCCCCGTGTTGCGGTACAGTGTCCAGTCGATCCCAGTTTGGGACATGGCTTGTTGCTCCTATGCCCTTACGGGCTTTCGCTTGAACTCTCCGAACTGGCGGAACTATCCGCCGGGACAACGCGCGGCGGGTTGCGGACCTCGACGCGCCACGTATGGACATGCACACACGTGAACAGTCCGGCCGTCTCCAGGTCCTTGGGCATCCACAACGTGGTGCTGATGCTTTCCAAAGTCACCGGTTGCCCGGCGATCAAACACAGCGGCCGGACGGCCTTGGCATAATCTCCAATTTGTTCGGCCAGCATGGCGGCCGGACTGACCGCTGATCGCCCGGACCCACAACGGACCCGGATTGCCGTAGCGGTTTCGATCCGATACAGCCACGATCCCTTGCTCAGCGGTTCCCCACGCTCGCCCCGCCCCATCACATACACGGCCCGGTTCACGCGGGCCGGCAAGTCGTCAGTCACCTGGTAGACGACTTCCGCGTTGATCGCGTTGCCGGGATGCAAGCCAAAATCGGCGGCGTTCAGGGCATCAGCCCAGGCGGCGGCGACGGTCTCAGCTCGCGGCGTTGTCATGGGGAAACACTGCTTTCCGAACTCGATTCACTGCTGCCAATCGGGGCCCGTGCGATCAGTTTTCCGTGAATCCGCAGCGTGGCGGAATACGGATCGTTGAAGACGAAACACGGCTCCTGACTCTGCGGCGGCCGGACTTCGAACCGCCATTCATGCGGGCCCAACTCGAACACAATTTGGTCACCGTTGGCCGGGTCGACCGGACCTTCGCCGAAATCGTAGTCTTCCGGCGCGGCCAGAAACTGCGTCTGGTTGATCCGCGTCGAAATCCCATCTTCGGCCGATGCCAGCCACCCGGCCGCCTGCGTCAACACCAGGTCCAGCTCTCCCGCCGATCCCCCGCGCCAAATCTGCGCCCGCACCGTGCCCAGCGTGGCGGCAACGGCGTGGTGAGCAGCGCGGATAGCGGTCAAGATTCCGGGGTCCATGTCACAGATCCTTAGCCAAATCAGTCACACTCTTGGCGAGCGGGGTGGCGTCAGCCCCCCGGTTCTTGACCCCGGTGCCTACGGCGACTCCGACGAACTGGACGCCTCCTCGACTTCCGCCTCGTCCAGCGGCACGCCGCCGGTGCAGAGGATCGGGATGCCTTCGTACTCTTGCGGCAACGGCGCCGGCAGACCCGTGGGGCTGTAGGTCGTCCGGCTCCGCTGCAGCTGGCCGCGGGCCCGCTTGTTCATCACGAAATGGGTCGGGGGCGCGGTCTCGGGGAACAACTCCAGCAGCTTCGACAGCAAATCATCGTCCAACGTGTTGGACGTGGCGCCGATGCTCGCGTCGATGTTGCACAGGCGGGCCACCGAATGCACGCTTCCCAACTGCAGACCGATCCAACCCGTGATCGGCGTGTAATAGCCCGGATACGTCTTGCTGGTTGGGCTGCCGTTGCTCAACTCCGGCAACGGCACAATGACCGAATCGCCGATGGTGATTTCGCCGTCTTGGCCCATCACCACGCAAGCGTTGGCCATGTCTTCGGTCGTCCGAATCGCCCACACGGAGGTGTAGATCGATCCGCCGCCGCTGCCACCCGCGCCGACGACCATCTCATCGGTCAAGGCATTCAACCCGTCCGCGTCCGGAAGCCCGACGAACCCAAGGGCGTCATTCGCCACGCCGGAAAAGAACTGCCTTTCGGCCATCGCAAACGCGGCCCGCAAATGCCGGCGGCCTTCCCGAGCCAGCCACGCCCCCGCGCCGCCCTTGGTGTACGCATCCGCCAGCGCCTTGTCGCAGGCAAACGTGGCGTCCAAGATTTTCAGATCGATGGTCACCTGCTGATCCACGGAGTGGGAATAGTCCCTGCCCGTGTTCGGAGACCGGAAGCCCACCACGGGCGCGCCGACCTCCTTGGTGTATTCGTGCTTCGTGCCGTTGCTGGCGGCTTGCGCAGCCAACGCTTTCAGAACCGGGGCATCATCGACCAAATCCGTCACGTCGATGTCGGCCAAATTCTTGTTGTTGATGACGATCAGTTCGGGCAGGGTCAACAGGTTTTGAGCCATCGAGCAAACTCCAGAAAAAGGGTGATTCAGGCTTGGTAGCAGGCACACTCCGTGTGCCGTCCGCAGTTTCGGCACACGGAGTGTGCCTACTACGTTGGTTAGTTGCGGCGAATCCGGAACAAGCTGGCAAAATCGGTCTTGGTTTGACCAACCGTGTCACGGCCGGTCTTAAGCGGCTGCGCTTCCTCCAGGTGCTTCGTGGCGTGCTTGATCTTGCGATCCGTCACGGCCGCCAGCTGGGATTCCGCGGCACCAAGCTTGTCCAGCAGCTCTTTGCCGGCCGCCTTGGACGCCGCCAGTTCGCGCCCGTACGCTTGTTCGACCGACAGCCCTTCGGCCAGATACCTGCCGCCGGCGTCGCCGAACAACTCCAGATACTTCCGCAACGTGACCGTGGCCGGCGTGGCGCCGTCCTGAACGGGAGTGTCGGCAACCGTCTCCTTGTTTTCCCCGGTTGCAGCAACAGCAGACAGCGCGGAATGATCGGTTTTCGACATACTACTTGCCTCCTCGGGTTTGGCCGGCACCAGCTGCAGGCCGTGGGATTGCAAAAATCGGTTGGCGAAATCTCGCAACCGGTCAGGGTCAACATCCAGGGCCGTGGTTTGCGGACGATCCGCCGACAGGCCCAACGCGTAAGAGGCGGTCGCCTCCAGGGCCAACGCGGGGCCCCGGTGAAACAGCCCTGCCGGATTGGCGGCCGGCTCATCAACCGCGTCACAGCCCCGCAACGCCGCCAGCCGGGCGTGCGGATAGTGGTTCTTGTTGCTCGGATCCGGGCTCCGGAAGTCGCCGTTTTCATCCTCGTTCAGGGCGATGAACTTGTCTTCCTTGCCCCAATCGCGTTGGAACACGATGGACAGCCCAAACGACAGCGGATCCTCTTCGGCGCGGTCCATCAGGTACGCGGCCAGATCCCCGTCAGGCGTCGCGTGGGCAGAGGGGGTGAAATGCAGGTCGCCAAAGACCTGTTGTGCATCCGAAGACAACACGGGGTGAAAATACCGCCCCAGGTAGCTGCCGAGTCCATCGGCCGACAAGCCGGGATGCGTGAACCGGGCTTTGAGTCCCGTGCTGCCGGCCTTCACGTTGAACTGGTCGAACACGCTGCAAACGAACTCGGTATCCAGCCACAGGTTGTGGCCCAACGCCTCGCCCACGGTGCAGAGGGACACGCCGCGAATCAGCCCGGCGCCCCAGCGGCCGCCCTCGCGTTCGACCGGCGCCGCGGCTTTCAGTTTGACCAGGCTTCCACGGAAGCGGCTTGCTGGCCGCTCGGGTCGAAACGTCTTCATACCGGCTTTCCCTTCACAGGTGCTTGCCCCACGCCTATCAACGGAAACGCCGCGTTGATGGCTCCCTCTTCATCCGCCAGTTCCTCCAGTAGGTCGAAGAAATCCACCCCCAGCGTTTCTTCCACCACGCGTTGTCGACTGGTGATCTTGCCGTCGATGGCCTTCAGGCTGGCCGTCACTTCGACGCTCGGATTCCACCACGGGACACCGGCCGAATGCCAAACGTACGGAATCGACTCTTCACCGGACGGAATCAGCAGGTCCCCATCGGAGAACGCCCGGGCGAGTTGCCAATCCGTCCAGTCGATGTGGAGATCTCGGACGTCCTCGCGTTTTTCCTCACAGCCCTTGACGTACAGCAGGGCTGCGGATCTTGACCCGTGGAATGTGGCGTAGGCTTCATCCCAAAACGAACGCGGGATGTCTATGCTTTTGAGGGCCACGCCGATCAGATCGCCGATGAACTCCCGCGCCGTTTGCGACGGCGAGGCTCCCTGCAGGAACTCCGCCCGGTCCCCAGGGTCCAAGTCCAGGAAGATCGGCCCGCGCCCGAAGTCGATCTCGTACCGCGGTTGGTCGCTGTCCGATTCCTCCTCGTCATTTTCGCCAAGCACGGAGATTGGCGCCGGCGAATCTTCCGCGGATCGATACATCGCCATGGCAAACAGCTGTTCAACCTTCAGCCGCGCGGAGACCATGTCAACGCCTTCGTACGCGTCCACCAAGCTGGCCAGCCCGGCGGCGATCGGCGACAAGCCGCGGGACTGCCGAAACCTGCCACCCCAGTACGCGTGATGCCAAACCTTGGCGGCCGGCACAACGCGGTCGAGATACCACTGGTTGCGATCCTGGTAGTGGAACGCGAACGCTTCCGGCCTGCCCGCCTGGTCACAGTACACCCCGGACCGCCAGCGCTTCGGGTCCGAGTACTCCGCGGGCGGTTTGCCCGGCGTCCGGCACTGCTCGCATTCGAGCGCTTGCACGGTTCCCTCTTCCAGTCGCACGCCGAACACGTCTCCGTCCAAGATCCGCCGCGCCTCTGCCAGCCGAAACCACCGCCGGCGTGGATGGCGTCCCGAGGCGTCGAACGCCTGGCGTTTCTCGCGACTCTTGACGTAGGCTTCCACGTCGCGGCGCAAACCCTTGTCTTTTGCGCGGCAATGGAATCTCCAGGTGGCCACGAAATCGAGATGCCGCCGCAGAGCCCACGCCGCAACCGCGAAATTGCGGTCGCAGTCCCGGGCGTTTTCGGCCAACTTCTCCCGGTCCCGATCCGATAGCACCTCGTTTTCCGGCTTGCAGGCCGCAGTCGAGATCTTCCGCCGGTTGCGGGACTGGTCAACGAAGTGGTAGCCAAACGCCGTCTTGGACCCGTTTCGGCCGCCGCCTCGAGCGACGCTTTTTTCGGCGGCTGTCGATCGAGACCGTGCGCCGGTTCCCGTGCTGCGTACGATGGGCTCCGCAAGCCCGATGCCGCAACAGATTTCTTGGGACGGTCCGATCATCGGCTGTCAACTCAACTTGATCTGAGCACACACGGGGCGGCGTGCCCGCTGGGTGGGGTCCAGGTTGCGCAGGGCGCGAATCTGTTGCCGGACGGCGTCCAGGTCGAAAGTCGCGGAAATGTCCCCGGCGCGCGTGCTGTTCGTTCCGGCGGCGAGCAACGCTTCCAGGCGGGCGAGTTTTTCGGCGTTCGTTTCGACGGTCACATGGAAACTCCAACGAGCACGGGCCAAGCACTGGCAAAATCAAGAAGTGCAATTCATGCTGCACGGTAGACTGCCAGCCCGGCACGCCGCAACGCCGAAATCAGGTCGGAAAAGCGTGGATGGATTTTCCTTTTCGGCCAAACGCCAAAAAGGCCCTTTTTTGACCCCCGATTTTGCATCCGTACCCTAGGGTACCGGAGCGAAACTTTTCGGCACTTCGACGCGACTGGCGGTTTTCGCGCCGGACTTGCATTTTGTCACGGCCAGTCGTATACAGATGGGGCCAACTGCGGCCCCATTGGAGCACGCGATCTTAGACAACGCCTGTTCACTGCCAGGGAAGCAGCTTTCCGCAGTTGGCTTTCTCGAATAATTTGGCCGTGTCAGGCCATAATGAGAGGGGCCGGCGCCGCAAGGCGCCGGCCCCGTTTCATTTGGCGAGCCCGGTTGCGTAAGCACCGGGGTGAAGGATCTCGCAATGCAGGAACCGGGGGGATAACGCCCGCCCGCTCGCCAAGAGTTTCACTCGCCCGCAGATCACGCCGCTGAATCCGGCGCCGCTGGATCCGCCTGGTTCTCAAAGTGAGCTTCCCGCCGGGGCTTCTTGCATTTGGCACATTTGCAGTCCCGATACACGATGTGCGTGTATGACTGGTCACCGATCTTGCCCGGCTGGGCACGCGTGAACGCCACCCGATACGCCGTGCGATCCGTGCTGCCACACGTTGGACAGGCCGCCGGCTTCACCAGCACAATCCGCCGATCCGTCGTCCGACTGCCTGCAGGCCGCCCGCGTTTCTTTCCCTTCCGGCCCTCGACTCTGCCCTCTTCGCTTTTCGCTCGACTCACAAGTACCTCACTTTCTGCCGCGCCGATCGGCGCGGACTGGCAACTGTCTTACCTCCAGGAATCGCCGCCGTTTTTTGCGTCCCCACCAGGTTCCCGTCGCTTCCAGGCCTCGACGCCGTTTTCCGCGTCCCGGTACCAGCGGCCTTGCCCGCCGCGGCGGACGCCGTTTTCTGCGTCGAAGGCCCGCCAGCTGCTTGGGGCGCCGATAACGGCGCCGTTGGCAACCGGCCCCCACACATCGATTCGGCCGTGCAACATCCCGACAGGATGTCCAGCCACTCGTTTTCCCGCCCTGGAATGAGCGTCCAGACGGTCATCTCGCCCCACGGCCCGGACACCTGCGTGCCCCGCTCTGCCGTCACGTGTTCAGACAGCAGCCGATGCCGGCTTGGTTTCGCGTTGAACAAGGTGAGCGAACCAGGATCACCCGGCGCCGTCGTCAACCGCCTCCACAAGAACGACTTCCGACGCCCCGCGTCGAAAACGACGTGGCGGACCCCGCGGCACTTATGCGCCGGCGGCATCATCCATTCATCGCCAATGGTCGCCCCCTTGTTCTTTTTCCGCTCGTACCTTGAGATCGGGCATTTGGCGGGCCCGTACGGAAGTCCGTGCGACGGCACCACGCGCAGCCCGAACTTCTTGGCCGCCTCCTTGCACGCCTGGTACACGGTTGTCGTCGTTTCGCCCCAGTTGGCATCCACCATCCCGAGGTCCAACGGCATGTCGATCCCATCCCGGACCCACTCCCGCGCCGCCATTTGGGCAAACAGGGCGTCCAGCGCCTGCCGAATACGGCCCTCCAACGTGGCCGCCGTGATGCCCGGCGCCTTACTGATCGGACAACGCAAATGGGCCCGGTCGAAGTAGTGCGACGGCTGTTCAGGCCACGTGCCGTAATCCACAACCCAACCGGTGAACCCGTCCCCCCAGGCGCAGACCGCCCAATACAGCAGCTCCTTTTGTACGTCAACGAACCAGGTCAACCGCCGCGCCGGCTCCGGAATCTCCCCTTGGTCGTAGCCGTTCACGCGGCCGGCCACTTCGGGAGCGGTCAGGATTCTCACAGCGCCCTCCGATTCCCGTTCTTCGGGCTCGTTCTGCATTTCCGAGAAAAACGAATCCCGGCCACGAATGAACAACCGCATGGCGTGTTCCAGGGCGGACAGCTCGGTTTTGTCCTTGCGGTGCTTCCACGTGACCTTGGCACCGGCATCCATCGCCGCGCGGTTGCGGCGGTAGAACGCGGTTGCCGCCTTGGCAATGGCGTCCCCCTCTCCCATCGCGTCACGGTAGATCGTCGCGTATTGGTCCCACAACGGCATCGCCTCTGCGTTGGGGAACGATTCGAGCATCTTCTTTCGAATGCCGTGCCACTCGGGATGCTTTTCGCGACTCAGCATGAGGTCCGCCATGTCGCCAGCCTTGATGACCGTACAGGATAACATGGCCGAAATCGTGGCATCCGGCCCCGGCAGATGGATGATTCCCGATGCGATTGCCTGTTCTCGTTCCTCGGATTGGACCGGGCTTCGGGCGCTTCGATTGGTCTGCGGATCGTCAATCAAAGCCAGCGTGGGGCGCGCTACGGTCCCGTCCGGCATCGAGCAATTCAGACCGCGCACGGCCTCTAGCAGCCCCGAGGATTCAATGACGTGCGCGGAGCATCCAGAACCCTGGACGGTCGGAATGATGATCCGCTTTCTGCCCCACGGCGATTCAAGCCCACCAGGCCACGTGGGCTTGTCGTCCAGCAGTTGGCCCTGGCACCGATTTGAAATGCCCGCCATTTCGCGGATCGGATAGCAGACCTCGGGAAAGTCTGCCAGCAGCAGATCATTAGTCAGCAGGGCCGTCTTAAGGCTGGCCATGCGTTTCGGCGCGTGCTTGCCGGTTGCGGTCAACAGGGCGGCGAACCGATGCGCGGCGATCACAACAACCGCCCAGAAGATGCCAATTTCCAGCCGGGTCGTTTTGCCGTCGCCGCGCGGCGCGGCGATGGCTTGCAGCCCACCATCCCGCACAACGGCTTCAATCGCTTCCAACTGCTCAACATGATCGTCAGACCACGGCAGCGGGAATCGATCCTTGAAATAGATTTCGCAACAGGCCCGGAGCGACTTTTCCGCGCGTGCCCGGCGGCGTTTGTCCTTGCACTTCGGCAGCGGCCCGATGTCGCGGGACGAACGGGATTCCTCCCGTTGGCGGGCGTTTTCGGCATCCTTGCGGTCTCGGTAGGACATGGCAGCTCTTGGCGAGCGGGCGGGACATCGGCGATCTCAGTCGAGACGCGTTAGCCCCCCGGTTTGTGAGGGGTATGATTCTTGGCGCAAAAATCATGCCGCCTTGGCTTCAGCCGCTTCCAGCGCATCCGGCTCCGGATCGCTCTCGAACGTCACCGCCCCTTCGGCGCGGACTGTCTTGGTGGCCCGCAACCGCTTCAGCCACAGCTTGGCGTCTTTCAGGTCCCGATCCGCGACGGCCGGAAGCTCGCCATGTTCGGCAAAGTACGCCGCCGCCTGGTCTGCCAAATCTCGGCGCCGCGTCTGAGGCACCTGGTCCCACAACCACGCCACAACTTCGGCCGTAGGCACCGCCGCAGAGGATGCTTTTTCTTGTGGCCCTGACACCGACAGCTGGCCGCTGATCGGTTCATCGACCTCGACACTTCCGACCATGCCCACAACGCGCAAATCCACGCGGTAATGGGCCCCGTCGCGCAGGTCCTTCCGATTGGCATGATTCTTGGCAACGCACAGCAAAGCGTGCCAGGCGGCAGACAGCGCCGCGGTCATGGAGTGACGGCCCATAGAGCGATTTCCTTGCCGCCACGCAAGAAGATGATGATCGGTGGCAAGTCGCGGCCGTGGGGAAAAACTACGGCGCCGGCCCGAAGACCGTTCGACATCCTGCCTACGCCGTAATCGCTGGCGGCCCGAGTCCCAACAAAAAAACGCCGGCAAATTGGCAGCTGTTCAGCCACCCAATCGCCAGCGTCAGGCAACACAATACCGACTCTCGCCCCCCGATTCAAGAGTAACGGCCAAATTTCTGTCACAGCCGGCGCCGCTGCGAAGTCACGTTTTTCGACCTGGCACAGTCACGGGCGCCGGCGCAAACCACATCAGCCGCCGGCCAAGTCGCCCGATCCGCCAATCGTCACCACGAACTTCCGCCCGCCTGCGGGCGGATCGTTTCGGTGCCCAACCCGACAGCGATGGACGGCTGACAGCCGTGCGCCACTGACCAGGCACGCCAGCCAGCAAATAGCGGCGACTGGAACCGATCCGAGTGGCCGCCGGAAACGACCCGGCCGGCACAAACGACAACGGCTGAATTCGACCGTGCTCGTTTGGACAGCATGCGCCGCTTGGCGTTCGGACCAAGCACGCATGGCACTCCGGACAAAAGTCAATCAGCAATTGTCGTCGATACGACATGCACGCCTCCGCCCCACAGCAAATCAGGACCCCGGACAACACAGAATCCGCACTCTTCAAAGGCCCGATCCAACAGGCCAACGCCGGGGAAGATTGACAGAATCAGCCTCATCACCGGCCCCCGACTTGCCACCTACGAACGCTGCCATGCTTCACCCTACCATCTCGCCAATTTCGGCCGATTGCCGCCATTCTCTGGCAACCCGCGACTGATGCCATTCGCGCCGCGTCGCACAGGCCCAGTCTTCCGCCGGGTCTGACAGTCCGTCCCCCTTCAGCCACTCGGGGCGAGGCTTGCCGCCCAAATGCACCTTGACCAGATCGGTCAGCAAGCCCATACAGCTACCTGTTGCCGACTGCACGGCTTGCCAGCAGCAGGCCAGAAAACGTATCCGCAGTTGTTCGGAATCCGCCCAGAATTTGGCTTCCACTCCGGCAAAGTACAGCCCTGTCAAGATCGCCTCATCACGCGAATCCACCGCCAGCCGCAATTGGTCGCTAGCCAACCCGCCGCGTTTTGCCCACGGCTTGGCCGGCAGTCGACAACTCCGATCCGCAGCCCCACGTAACACAGAAGACACGTCAGACACGTTACACGAGTTTGTGGTTCTTGTATTAGTACACGTGGGCGCGGTCTCACCACCCCTCACCACCCCCTCACCACTCCCGCCGATTGCCTCCCGCAGACACTCCCGGCGGTGCTCTCGTTTGGTTGTCTTGCGCGGCAGTTCGAAGACGCCAGACCAGTCGACCAAGATCTCGTAACCCTCGTCAGATACCGACCAAGCCGCCACCCCAAGCCGTGCCAGCCGGCGCATTGCCGCCAGTGCCGTGTTGCCGTCGCGGCCGATAGCTTTCCCCCATGCACGCTTGGACTTACAACAAAACGATTCGCTCTCCCGGGACGTGTCTTCCGACGCAATCGTCGCGAGCAAATCCACGTCCGAAGCGGTTAGCCCACGATCAACACATTCTGCGCGTAGCGTCTCCAAACACCGATCCCGTTTCCAAAGATCCATCGTCAGTTGTCGCACCGCAAATCCTCCATGCGCTGGTGAGGGCTGGTGAGGGCTGGTGAGGGCTGGTGAGGGCTGGTGACGGCTCCGCACCGGCGGCTTAATTGATAGTTATCCGGACACGGAATCCACGTCCGGCTTCTTGGGACGGTGGGCGCCGGGTCGCACGGACAGACCACGGCGCACGGACACGGGGAGACGCTTTCGGCACGCCTCGCCGATCCACTCTGACACGGTCACGGACTCGGCCGCCGCGGCGGCCTCGATCGCAGCCCACCAGTCGGCGGGCTGCGTAATGTTTCGCCTCTCGCACTGTGCCATGTCATCCTCCGCTCACAGCGTGATCTCGCGACCGTTCAAAGTGACGACGCATCCGGGCTGCAATCCCTCTTTGCCCTTCGCCGCCGATTGGCGGAGCGCCTCCTCCGGGGTCCGCGGCGGCAATTTGCGCCCCTTCCCCCGGCAGCAAAACAGCGGTACGCGCAAATCAACGATCACATCACGATTCCAATCGCGGTCATCGCTCGACCCTACCTCACAGTCATCCTCGTCGAGCGAGCGTATGCCAGCGCCAGCGACGAGTTCAGCGACGTACACCTCGGGTGCGTCGCTGTCCTCCGTGCAGAGCCGGGCGTTACTCGATGCTCCAGCCACCGTCACAAATTTTCGGATCGTTGCGTCTGCCATGTCTTTTCTCCTGTGTGTGAACCGAAAAACAACTTAACTCTACACACAATTTATCGGCAGGGCAGAATCCTGTCAATACTCTACACACACTTTTTGCCAGAATTCCAAAAATAGTCGTAAACCCAAGCACGGAAACCGGATAACTACGGTTGCACCCGAGCGGAGTACCGCCGGGTGAACCTTGGACGTTATCCCGGACAATCCACGGACACGGACACGGCGCCCGCGTCCAACAACTCCAACTGTCTCGGCCTGCTGGCCGTCTCGAACAACGGAAACCGCTCCAGCTCCGCACGGACACGGCGGACGGCGATCTCCCAGTAATTCCGCTCGATCTCGATTCCCACGAAGCGGCGCCCTGTCCTGACGCACGCAACGCCGGTTGTGCCGCTTCCGGCAAACGGGTCTGCGATCGTACACCCCGGCACGTGCCCCAGGCACCACGCCATAAGCCGCCACGGCTTTTGCGTGGGATGTACTCGCCGGCCGTTGTCCTCGCCAGACTTGACGCAACAGAGCCCTTTCCAAAGATACCTAAACACGTTTCGTTTGATGCCTTTCTCCGAGCACCACGCGAACTCACCATCGACGAACGAATCATCCGGCCCTATCGCATCGCACTTGTCCCAACACAACCAGGAGCCGCCTTCCGGTATCGCGGATCGGTAATGATCTGCACCCCACATCAAGCACGGCCACGCCAGCAACGGCGACGGATCGAATGTTGCGTCGTCCCCCTTGATCCTGTCGAACTTCCTTGTCGCCTCATACCGGCCCCGTCTGCCCCGCCAATTCGCCCGCTCGCCTCCGCTGTGCTGGTAGCCGATTCCATACGGCGGGTCCGTCACGATGGCATCAATTCCGCTGAGCGTCGGCAGCACGTCCAGGCAATCCCCCAAGATCAGCCGGACGGCCCCGTCGTCGCTTTGCCATTCGTCACGAATCGGATTCATGCTCAACACTTACTCCACACGGAACCGGGATAACAACGGTTGCACCCGAGCGGAGTACCGCCGGTTGAACCCTATGGGCGTTATCCGGTCAATGCACGGACACGGACACGGTCACGAAAACAAGCTCCGTTGCCGTTCCTTCGCCCGACGTACTCTCTCGGCTTTTGCCGACTTTCGCTCCTGCTCTTCGCGTAATTCGCGCTTCCACGCTTCGACTTTCGCGTTTTCCTCGGCTTGTTTGCACGTCGCGTGCTGCCGCTCGAATGCACGGGCAGCAGCACACCAAACGGAGATCGCGATCGGTGTAGCGAACCGCTGAACGGCTCCACATCGCTTGCACTCTATCGCGTAGGCGTCGCGGCCTTGCGTGCCGTCGTGCGCCACGATCCACGGTCTTGATTTCACGCCTCAATGTCCTGAAAACCAGGCTGAACCGCAGCGTTGATTGGTGCTTACGCCTCAAGCGACTCGCTTCTTGTCCTTCCCACCAGATTTGATCTTGGCTGCCACCTCGCCCCGATGCACAGGCACCTCCCGCGGCGCGATGATGCCGATCCGCACCGATTTACCTCGAATCTTCACCACGTGAATCTTGTAGGGACCAACCTCGATGTCCTCGTTTTCCTTGCGTGTCAGCACTAACATTT